AATGGACCTAAGTGGAAAGAACGGTTTAGTACAAAACTTCTTTCCCGATAAAGATGAACAAACTTCTACACCACATAGAAGGTTTTTAGCTGGTGATGGTCAGATGGCTGATGGCGTATACAATCCCTTCACTCGATACGGATATATGTCGCCCGCAAATACAGGGCTAGGAGCAGTAACCGCAGCAACTTCATCATACAACCAAAGAATAGAATGTGTTCAACTTGATGAGGATAACGATGATTTTTATCTTGCAGGAGGTACTCAGATATGGAAAGGAGATACGGGAGATGATGAAACTCTAGCTTTACAAAATACAATAACTGACGAGGATGTAACTGACCTTGAAATATATCAAGTTAATGGGGTTAAGAAAATATTCATTAGCTACAACAAGTCTTCTTCTGCTAGTGATATTGGAATTGCTACACTACCATACGCTTCAAACACTGACCAATGGCTTTCTACAACCGTAGGAGGAGACCAATTTAATCTATCTGCCGGTGCAATCCATAAGATGATTGTATCAGATAACGGATTTATGTATGTTCTTGATGGGAACTCACTACATAAGATTGACGGTACAACTAACGGAGGAGCGAACGGTACAGCATCAGCTAACGTACTTGTGTTCCCTCCATATCTTAACCTTTATGATGCGGTAGACTTTCGAGGTAAACTATATATTGTTGTTCAAGATGTTTCTACTCCCAATTCAGCTATTAAAAGTGGCAAGACTCGGTCTATTCAAGCGGGTATCTATGTATGGGACCGACAATCTACAACAGTAGCATTTACTGACTTCTTCCCAGTTGAGGGTGTTCAAGCTATACATAAGATATATGTTTCACCTGAAGGGGACGTTAGGATTATGGTAACTACTTCTGATGGTTTGTTTCAAATAAGATCATTTACAGGAAACACATTCAAGACAATACAAGAAGCTGGTGATTCAGCTGCACCTCGCTTTAGAGATGCTGTATCAGTTGGAAATAAATACGTTACATGGTTCGGAACAGATGGGTATATGTATGCTCATGGAAAGACTTCTCATTTAGACAAAGAAGGTATCTTTAAATATGGTACTATTGTTAGTGATGCAAATAATACGTCAGGAGCTATTATCTTTGCAGGAGGAAACTCTCTTGGCTCAAGCTCTATTAGATATGAGGGATTCTATATATCATATAATATTTCTTCTACAGTTTATGTTAAGAAATGGATTCCTAACGCTCTATCGAGTGCTACCGGTATTGGATTCACGCAAGACTCAGATATTGGAAATGTATATAGCCCACTATTTCCTTTGCCAGTAATGAGTACAGTTAAGAACTTGAGGATTTATTGCTTACCGCCAGATTCAACAGGATCAACTGCTACAGCCACAATCAAGTTCTACTTCAACCAATCAACCACAGCTTCCTTCTCAAAAACACTTACAAGAACTGATATTGCAAAAGGATATATTGACATCGCAATTAACAAGCCATTCGTAACGTCTATACAGCTCGAGACTGAGTTTAATATTAACCAGCTTGTAGGAGGATTTGATTACTCACCATACCTCGGTGTTCTTGAATATGAGCCAACAAGCACTGCTAAATCTAATCCAGCATAATTGATATAATGTCAAGAATGTGGTATAATATAACTTAAATAACTAACTATGTCAATAACTGTCGCCGACAATATAACAAACTTCAATAGTAATATTGGGGACTCATCTACAGACCGAATCTCGGCTGCAGAACGCCTCCAATATATTACAGAAGCAACAGTGTGGTTACAACAAGAACTTGGTAACGACCACCAGAACTCAACTTATTCGTTAGAGTATTTTGATACTGTAAATGAATACAAAGTAACTGCTGAGATAGCAGACCTTATGGAAGGGTCTGATGTTAGACGTGCACGAGGGAAACGAACTGAAGCTTTTACATACAAAGACCCTCGGGAGCTACTTATTGAGATTGACCAGGGATATACAGAGCCATCATATGCTATTGACAGATACGATAAAGACTGGTATCTTATTGTTAACTTTGATCCTAAACACAAGGCGGGTTACATCTCATCGTGCGATTCTTTTACTGCTGATGGTGGAACATGGGTTGTTGACGCGGCAACTTCTGATGCAACTAACCTTACTATTGATACTGTAGAATATACAGCAGGTAATGGGTCATTTAACTTCGATATTGATGTTTCTCAATCAGGAAACAATAAGGCTTCAATCCTTAACTCAACAATGACATCTAAAGATTTGAGCCAGTATGAGGACCTTGCATCATTTATCTTTGACGTATACATACCAGATGCTACCTATACGTCCTCTGTGACGCTATTTTGGGGTTCTGACACGTCTAATTACTGGTCAGCAACAGCAACTACAGACATAAATGGTAACGCTATTATTGCAGGATGGAATCGAATCCAGATTGCTTGGTCAGCTGCAACTGCTACAGGAACACCTGATGAGACTGCAATCGACTATATGCGGTTCGATATTAACTTTGGAGCTTCACAAGGAGATGATACAGATTACCGAATCGACAATATTAAAATTGTTATTCCTGAAACAGTAGTCTTTCTATATACTTCATGGTATGTTGGAACAGCTACAGACGGGACAACTGAAAAGACAGCCTTCACAGCAACTACAGATATTCCATTCTACTCGGGGCAATATGATAACTACCGATTTGCAGTCGGCCACAAAGCAGCTGCACTCGCCTTCAAGAACTTGAGACTACCACAAGAAGCAACTGTTGAGGATCAAGAAGCTTACCGAAGTTTACAAACAATACGAGATAGGATTCCTTCATCTACTCCTAAACAAACAAAAATGTTTAAACCAGTAGGAATTAACTTTCGAGCAAAACGAGGAAGAAGATAGTATGGTCATTGACTGTATTACCAAATTATGATATAATATATAAAAATGGCAACTCAATTAGAAACACAGCAAAATGCAAATGCAGCTTCTGCAGGTAATGTAGTAACTGATACTTCTACACCTGCAACTGACCAAAATACTGCAATCATAAGTGAGATTCAAAACCAACTGTTAAACCAGTCAGGTTCTCTTTCGTCTTCAAACACAGCTATTGAGGATGCTATAAACAGTGCGATTGGTAAGACTTCTACAGCAACAGAAGCTTCTAAAGGTGCAACAAACCTTTCTTTTGATAGGCAAGTTGGAGAAGCTAAACAAGCTGGTGAGCAACAACTAACTTCTTTCCAGGAGGCTACACGAGGATTTGCAACCAATACGGCCGCAATGAAACAGCTAACCGAAAGTACTAATAAAGAAGTTAAGGATCTCGAGTCAAGACGACAAGAGCTACTTCTGACAGCAGACGCAGCAGGAGCACAGCAAGTAAGTAATCTTATTTTACAGAAGCTTCAATTCCAACAACAGGCTAAACAAGCTGCATTTACAAACCTATTGAGCCTAGGTAACTTTGCTATGGCACAAGAAGGTCAAAATCTACAGAAACGACAACTATCATTCCAAGAACAAGAATCTATGGCAGGAATCGCCCTACAGTATGGTATTGAGCTAAAACCAGGAGATACTCTCGATACAGTAACCGCACGTGCTCTACCATTTGCATCAGAGAAACAGAGGGCAGAACTTAATCAAATGAAAGCTGAGACAGCAAGAATCAAAGCTGAGACATCTAAGGTTATCCAGGACGGTAAAGCTTCTAATGACCCACTTGTTATTGCAACATTGGCGGCAGCTGCACGAAAAGATCCTAACGTTTATAATACTATTAAGGACCCTTCGACATACGCTAAGGTTGTTATTGAGGCAAACAAACCACAAGAATATTCTACTACAGAGCTAACAGCTGGAATTATGGCACAGAAGACTCGAGATGTTTCATATGAAGATGCGAAGGCTATAATTGAGTCAGATGACTCAATTCTAAACAAGGATGTAGCCCTAAGTTTAGTTGATAAGGCTTACGGTAAAGGAGGTCCAGCTAAGAAACCAACAACACTCGCTAGCACAACTATAGGACTTGGAAATACAGTAATCGGAGCACAAAAAAGTGTACTTGACTTTATCTTTGGACCAGATAATGTAAATAGTCCAAACTTCCTAGGAGGAGTTTACAGCGATAATCAATAAAATATGGGACTTTTTTCTAATCAACAAAACACATCAGGTGGTTTGTTTGGTTCGAGCACAGGTGGTTCTTCAGTTAGAGGACCTTCTAATAGCTTTGACTTAAACACATCAGAAGGGCTACTAAACATCGCCCGATCTAAAGGTGGTAATATTGCTGAGGCAGCAGAAGAGATAGCAAATCCTACTACCGGTATATTATCTACAATAGGTAATGGACTCAAGAACTCCTTTAAGGGGTTTGTTGATGTTATCTCAATTCCTAATCAGATTGTTGCAGGTGCTATATCAAAAGACTATACAGTTGGAGAGGCTATTAAAGAAAATATATCTACATCAGATGTTATCTTTGGTGAGCTAAACCCAGACTCATCTACTATGCAAAAGGTAGGTGGATTTGTTGCTCGAACAGCTGTTGATATGCTATTGGACCCACTTACATATGTAACATTTGGGGCTAGTGGTTCGATGTTTGGTGCTAAGGCAGTAAGTAAGATTACTGTGCGAGGTGCCGCGGCTAAATCAATTGGACTTGCTGATGAAGCTGCTGTTGCTCTTTCAAAAGAAGGAGTACAAACTCTTAATTATCTGAAGAAAGTTGAGGCGCAAGTTACAGGCCTTACTAAAGGTATTGATATGGCTGAAAGACTTAAATATTACAAAGAAGGAAAGGCTATACGTGCAGCTTCAGGATTGGGTGATGAAGCTTTTGACCTTGCAGGAGATGAGCTTAAAACCCTCCTACGAAGTACAATTGACGCACCTCTTGACCCAGACTTTGCAAAACTTGCTATGTCTAATCTTTTGGAGAAGGCACCTCAGTTAACAGAAACTCTTCTTGATAAAGGAGGTATGAAGTTCTTCAACCAAACTATCCTATCTGGACAAAGAATAAGAACAGCTACAAGAATGGTACCTGGAATGACGGCACTCGACAATATGACTGCCCCAATACGAGGAACACTCAACGCTATGTTTGACCCTAAAATGGTAAAGAATGGGGACAAATGGGTAAGAGTTCCCGAAGAATATAATGATATAATTCAGAAGGCAAAAGACCTTGCTGACTCAATGAAGGATGATAGGGTAGGACAACTCTCTAATATAATCTCAGGAAACAAGCTAACAACAACTGAAGCTAAGTTTTTGACCGCAGCAGTTGAAGCGGGGAAGATGCCATCAGATCCCCGACTAGCCAATGCCTTCAAACAACTAATGGGATATAATGATAAAGAACTTGACTTCTTACGGAGCCAGGGTATTCGCGTTTCAAAGTTGGATAATCACGCACCACACATTTTAAATAAACAAAAGGACAATGGTGCTATGATGTTCCGACCTACACCACCTAAAGAAGCTGTTAATGCGGCTAAACAAAGAAAGATCGAGGGTTCTATCTTCTCGGGAGACTTTGAACAGCTTGACGAAGTAGAAAAAGCATTGCTTGGTAAAAGCCAAAAGAAAGCTGATGATCTACTGGCTGAAATGGTAAATGATGGATTTGAAGGGTTTGAGCAAAATCTACTTGTCGCCCACACTATGCGTTCTATGGATAACGTGTCAGCAGGAGTTACAAAAGATATGCTTAAAACTGTATCTGAGAACTTTGGAATAAAAGCTGCTAATGCACCTGAAGGGTATGTTGGATTGAAGTTCGGTAGTTTTGGAAAAGAGGAAGAGTTCTTTAAACGACTTGGTCTAGACACTGAGGCTGTTCGATTCCATCCTGCTATTGCGAAACATCTCGAGACATTTGTTGGTTCAGCTATATCTGATCCCGCTTCTAACGAGTTCCTGAAAGCTTTTGACAGTATACAGAACCTTTGGAAAGCATCAGTTACATCTATTTTCCCAGCCTTTCACGGACGAAATGCTCTATCTAATGTATTCCTAAACTTTAATGATATTGGGCTTGAGGCTCTTAATCCTAAGACAAGTTTCCAAGCTACTCAAATGCTTAAATGGGATATGGATGTGTCGAAACTTTCAAAGGCGGCCGCCGGAATAGGCGATGATGCCTTAAAAGCACAGGACGAACTAACAGATCTTCTTGCTAAAGACATATTCACTGATGCTTTTGGAAAGAAATGGAGCTTTGGTGAATTAAGACAGACTATGAAAAATAACAACATTGCTTTCAATGAAGGTATCGTTGGACCTATTGATATTACTAAAGGTACAGATGAGATTGTTTCATCACTACCATTCAACCGAAGTCTCATACCTACAAGCAAGTCTGAAGGTGTAAGACTAGCAAAGAAAGTTCTTCCTGTAGGACAAGACTTTAAACCATTCGTTGTTGGGCGACGAGTTGGTAAGGCTGTTGAGGAACAATCACGTGCACTTAACTTCATGACAAACCTACGAAAGACAGGTGATGTGACTCTAGCAGCTCAAAGAACAAAGCAATTCCTATTTGACTACAACAACCTAACTAACTTTGAGCGAACATTTATGAAGAGACTTCTGCCATTCTATTCCTTCACAAGAAAGAACCTTGAGGCACAGATGGTTACTCTGTTCTCTTCACCAGGACGAACAGCCGCTCAAATTACAGCAGTAACTAACCTGGGGGATGCTATCTCAGGACAGAAACTAACAAAAGAGGAGGAAGCAGCACTGCCAGAATGGATTAAATCAGGTATCTCTATTCTTAAATCAAAGAACGGTGGAATTGCAGAAATATTTGGATCACTCGGTACACCTATTGAGGCACCATTCTCTTCACTACAGCCTAACGCCTTGCTCGGATCACTCTCTCCTCTTATGCGAGTACCTATGGAGGAAGCAACAGGTTATAACTTCTTTCAAGGTAAGCCTATATCTGAAGTAACTAATGCTACAGCCTTCGCTCGAGCACCTAAGTTTGTAAAGGATATGATAGGATATACAGAAATTCAAGGAAATCGTTCAGATGGTTCTACATATACGATGAACGTAGCTCTACGACCAAAGATGATGCACTTATTCTTGAATCTGCCACCTACTACGCGAGTCCTTACTGCTTTGAAGCAGATGGAAACTGTAGATGTGTCCACACAAGGAAAGATTGCACAGCAACTCATCGGAGTTAAAGCCTTCTCATTTGACCTCGAGCAAGAACAACAAAAAAGAGAAAAGGAACTGCGAGGAGATCTTGAAGAGCTACTAACTAATGCAGGAGTAACCTATCAGTTCACACGAACATTCATTCCTAAACAGAATAAATAGCAACTAAGCAAAACAAAAACCACTCATTATGCCTGAGTGGTTTTTGTTTTGCTTACTACTTATTTACCCAATAGATATCTTCGTCTCGCACGATTAGGTAGTCTACACCATCGTGGCGAATCTTTGATGCTGAATACTTTTGAAATAGGATTATATCCCCTTCCTTAGCACTGACTGGAAGCCTAACCCCAGTCTCCAACATCTTTCCTTCTCCAATACCCACAACCTCTCCATATTCAGGTTTGTCATCATAGCCCTGAGGTTTAACGACCTTACCTGACTTTTCGAGCACAATAGGTTTCACTAGAACACTATCATGCAACATTGAACCTTTTAGTAAATCAATACTAGGCTTTTGGTTTAGTTTCTTTTGTGTCTGTGCCATAGTTCTTGATATTATTTAATTCTAGTTTTGGAACAACGGTTATGTCCCATTTCTTTATTAGTAACTGAAGCTCAGCCTTGAACCCATCTGCTCGCATCTGGATATCTTTCTGAATTTCAGCTAAATCTGCCTGTGCCTTTGCTTCTTTCTTTGAATCTGCTTTAACTGCTTTTCGTTTAATTGCTCGTTTTGCTTTTGCCATTTTCTTGTTTTTCTATTTTATTAATAATTAGATGATTACTACTTAGTATCTGAGAGGCTACTGATACAGAGTTTGTGATCGACATCTCTGTTACAAGATATGGATCAGTTACTCCAGCCTTACTCAAATCCTCCACTGCACCTGTCATCGCGTTATAACCGAAGCTACCACCCTTCTTGTTTATATCCCGCATGATAGTTTCAGCATGTTCACCACAGTTCTCTGCGATTTGGCGAATATTAGCCTCACTATACTTTCGGAATAATGGTAGAAGTTCTGCATCAATCTCAGTCGCCTCCAATTTATGAAAGGCATTTTTAATTGATATACCACCACCTACAAGATAACCATCCTTCATAGCTGCCCTTGTAGCTGATATAGCATCCTCAAAGCGATAGATATTCTCATTGATTTCGATGTTTGTAGCACCTCCAATCTTAATTGTTACCATACCACGAGTTAGAGAAGCGAGTCGAGACTTTAGAACCTTATCATCCTTGTTCTTTTCAAGCTCTCCTTTAATCATCTTTACTCGGTCTTTGAGTCGTTTTGTTTTCTTTGATGAAACTACAAGTGTTTTTGTTGGGTCAGAATAAACTTTTTCAACAAGAACGAAGTCATCAATTGTAATATTATCAACGATACTTCCTGTCTTTTCACTTATAACATTACCATCCACATATGTTGCAAGGTCCTGCATTGATTCATTATCTTTCTCAGTACACTTTGGATCCTTAACCAACAACACTTTACATACTCCTTCAGTGTGGTTAGCAATGAATGTATTTATTGATTGTCCAATAAAGTCTCGAGCAACTACAACCACTTGATCGTAACCTGCTTGCAATACTGTGTTTAGGATTGTTTCAGCTTCTTCTGAGTAGTAAATCCTCTTATCAGTAATGAACATTGGAGCATTTAGATAGGTTGCGTTCATCTGATTAGATGTTCGAAGTTCTGGACCAAGCATACCGCTTTCGATATTAAATCCAATCTCCTCAATAATCTCTGTTTCATTCTTCTTGTTTGGCTCAAGAAAGACCATTCCTTCGAGGCCGGCTGTTTTAACAACCTGAAGAACCTCCTTTGCAATCTTATGGTCGTTATTTGACGAAATTAAAGCTATGTTGTATAGTTCTTTGTCATTCTTGACCTTAATAGCACCCTTCTTTATCTCGGCAATTATTCGGTCCTTAAATAGCTCGAGCTGCTTCTTTAGGTCCATAGGATTCCATCCTGAATCAATAAGCTTGAAGCCTTCTTTGATTAGAACTGAAGACAATAGAACCGTTGTAGATGTACCATCACCAGCATCATTGTTAGTACGGAGTGATGCCCCCTTAACAACTTCAATGATTGCATTTTCAATAGGGTCTTCAACTGTAATATTCTTTGCAATTGTTACTCCATCGTTTGATGATACCACTGAACCATTTGCATTTTCAAACAGTACATTGCGACCTTTAGGCCCCATAGTACCAACGATTGGATCAGCAAGTGTACTTACACCACGTAGAATTTGTTCTCTTATATCTTTGAAATTATGTACTTCTTTTATCATTTTCTAAATTGATTTTATTACTTAAATATGGTATAATATACTCATATTAATAACTAGTCTAAGTATCTATTTGTTTGTAATACATCTATTATAACATACAGTATCGCAAATTGCAAGTGGATAACTATAAAGAGAAAAGCAACTTTCCCATGACCGAAAACGCTATGAAAACATTACGAGAAAACTGGATGATATTGGTATTTATTGTGAGTATGATTATTACCTGGACACAGTTTCAGAACAGAATTGCCACACTTGAATTGAGTGTGGCAAAACTAGACTCGCGTGTAGAAGCTAACGTTGGGACACTAACAGGATTAAAGACAGATATTGCAGAGATAAAAGTATCTCTAGAGTACATTAAAACAGCACTTTCAAAATAATGAACGACAAATTTTTATATCAACCAGTAAGCCCATTCATTCTGAATCAGAAGTTTGGGCAAAATAACGCATGTATCTCACTTGATGGTGCACAGAAAGTAATCAACTGTGATGGTAATAACCCTCCAGATGGTTATCGTTCTGTATACAACGAAAATGGGCACACTGGTATAGATCTCCGGGCTTTTCATGGAAAGGAAGTCTATTGTGCACAGCGGGGGCGTGTAGTCCATATTGACACACAAGAACGTTCAGGACTCGATGTACGAATCGAATCAGAGGTAAATGGAAAGAAGTATTTACATATTTATGAGCACCTTCTAGGTTATCAGCCACAAAAAGGAGACTGGGTAGAAACTGGCCAGCTGATTGGATGGGCGGACAACACAGGTTACAGCTCAGGAGACCACCTACACTTTGAATTGCGAGATGAAGATGGAAACTCACTCGATCCAATGCTCTATATGGTTCCTATTTTTGCTAAAGATATGCTTGCTGTGAACAATACACTACTCTATCTTACGGAACAAGTAGCTAAACTTGCCGACAATGTGGCGAGTTATTTGAGGGATATTCGAACAAAGAAGAGTCTATAGCTTGCATAGTATTACCTAATATGGTATAATAATGTAATGCAAAAGACTAAAAAGAACGCATTTATCATTCTGCGAGTTTCACAAGCACTCAAAGATAAGATAACTGCAAAGGCTCAGGAAAATGAGCAGACAATCTCTGTGGTAGCACGGGACATTCTAGACAATAATCTATAATGAAAAAGAAGAAGGATAAAAACTCTATAAGCTCACTCAAGAAAGAGCTAGATAGGGTCTTTTCTATTTTTATACGTAAACGAGATAAAGGCGTTTGTTTTACTTGTGGAACGAGGAAGCCTTGGAAGTACATGCAGAACGGGCACTTTGTTTCGCGACAATATCTATCTATACGGTGGGATGAAACTAACTGTAACTGCCAATGTGCCGGATGTAATGTGTTTAAGCATGGAAATATGGTTGAGTATTCGCTTCGCATGATTGAGAAGTATGGCCTCGAGTATATTGAGGAACTAAATAAAAAAAAGAATCAAATAACCAAGCTTGATAAGGCTTGGTACTTGACTCAGATTGAACACTACAAGAAGTTGATTGACTAGCTCTTTGACTGGTCACTATTCTCGTATCGGTGTTTAACCTTCAATATTGTGGCATAGTTTGCCAGATCAGAAAGCGTGTCATAAATTGACTCGTCTTTTACTTGTGCTGGACGACTTAGCAAGTTAGAGATTCGCATCATCTTGTCGGTCATTCTAACAAGAATAGCAATGTCAGAATCAATTCCAAGCATCTCACATGCTCTAAAGTTAGCAAAAGCATCATCGCTATTTGCGTAGTCACTATTTTTTGCTTCAGATATTGCAACATTTTGGTCATAACTTTCTTTGAGTTCTTTTATAAACTGCACTTGTGGCATTTTTTTTGTCATAGTTTTATTATTTATCTTTTTCATTCCAATAAAATGTATCTATTTGATACCCTTTTGTCTCAAAATTAATCTTCTCAGCACCGGACCAGTTCCTCAACGCTTGCCAGAATCTTTGGTCTGGATTCGCAACTAGGTACTCAAGAAAGTCTGCCAGTAGTTTTTTATTTTTCTTGTTCATAGTGGTTTTAGAATAGCCCATAATCAACCTGCAAACATTTGATACCTTGAGCACGCCACATATCTACTACTTGCTGTCGGTCATCTATTGCAAATAGTACGTTGTAGAACTTCTTGACTCCTTTCTCGTATAGTTCTTTCTTTACAATATAATCTTTTCGAACATCATCCTTTGCCCGCATCAACAACATATCATAATTTATACCGTGCTTTTCGAGCCATTCCTCGGTAGCCTCACGAGCCTCACTTGAACGCCCCGACATGATTACCACATCGATATGTTCTGGAATCATCTCGTACAGGTCCTTTATGTCTTGATCTAGCGTATCAGTTGATACCTTTTCAATATCATAAGGGCTTCGTCCACTCATGTGAGCCAGTGTTCCGTCGATGTCAATGATTACACAGTAAGGTTTATCCTCGTCGATAACCTGCTTACTGCACAGATATTGCTTGTACATATCATAGATAACCTTTCGTCCTACTGAGTTAGGTCTTTTTTCATCTCGATCAATACAGATATGAGGAGGAACGTCTGAGAAGTCTTTGATTTCAAACTCTACATTATTGAAGTCAGCAATCATCTCGAGTGTTGACTGGTGTTCTTTGTGGAAGTTTGTATCGTCGACAATAACTGATAATCCACTTCTTAGGAATACTGCAATCATACCATTACGAGCCTCAATTATAGCCTTCTCCTTATCACGCGTCCATTTACCGTCTATCATTGCCCGCAAGTCATCTTTGTTTATCCTCTTTATGGTTCCTTTTGACTTTGCTACTTCCTCTTTTGCCCATGTTGACTTACCGGAACCAGGTAGTCCACGAGTCATTATGAGTTTTTGCATATTACTGTTTGTTAAATATAACTTTACATTGCTCAACACTTTTTGTTTGTTCAAAACAGTTAAAATGTTGTTCTTTAATTTTAGAATTGTAGTCCATTTGGTTTAGTGATAGCACAATCGCACATACCATAACACCTACTATTAAACCAATTACAAACAAAAGAATCTCACCAGCACTGTTATCTTTATCCATATTATTGTATCATTGATGTGTAAGCTTTTTTTAGACCATCAGCAGTAACAAACAAAGCTTTCTCTGTTTTACTTTCATATACTCGCTCAAACCAGTCTGGTTGACTTTCAATAATGCTACTTGATATATACTCATTTTCTATATTAACTGTATTCCAAACATCCTCAACCGCAACATAACCACTTCCTTCTTGGTGAAGTATTGCACCCTTCTCCCATATAAATGTATCTTTTTTAACTCTGTAATATTTTTTCATAGATTAATTCATTTTATCAGCAACACTAATGTCGCCAGTTAATAAGTCTTTGTATATTTGAGTTGCTTTTCTAACACACAGGTTTTTCAACGCTTTAAAGTTTAAACTCTCGACTTTGCCCGCAATTTCCCCAGCCTCTTCAGTAATCAAGTCATGATAAGCTGTATTGGTAATTCGAGGAATATGCTTTAGATCGAGTTGCTCTTCAATCTCAGGCTGTAACTTGTGCATAATCTTTTCAATACGAGCTAGTGTCATATACTTATTCACAACATACATCTCCCAGTAGGTATCTGAATGTTTATTATTACCGCCAAAAGTTATCCCGTTATCTTCCTTAAACTCTTGCGTAACAATCTTTGCATAGTTATGATTACCGAACTTGTCTCGAAAGTCCATATTCTTGATCACAACCCCCTCTCCTTTTTCTCCCAGTACAGATTTGCCAGCAAACTCATTGAGCTGTTCTGCTGTAGGGTTCTCAAAGGTTCCAAAGTAATGAGGTGTCTTAATACCGTACTCAAGTCCAATCAACCGTACAGCCTCTTGTGTAGCAAACTCCTCAACTTCCTCTCCATCCTTCATTTTGGTAATGTCAAACATATAGAACTGTTTGTAGGATGTTTCGTTGTAACCTATAGAATGTCGGACTAACCACTCCCCGTACAAGCGAAACTCGGGAAACTCTTTGAGCAACTTATTGATTGCTTCATTCTCTTTTACATAGTCAACAAACCCATTGAATCCCTCGGTGAGTTCCCTATTACGAGATCCACAAGTGATTTCTCCGCGTTTGTCGAGCCAGATTGACGTATTAGCACCATCAATCTTTTCCTGCACATCACAGGTACCTATTAGAATACCGTCAGTTTCCTCTTTGCCGAGGCGATGAATTTTAGGGTATCTTTTAAAAGTCATATTAAGATATTTTAACTTCTTTTAATGCAACCACCGTACCTACTTCCCACTTTCGAACAATCTCATATATCGCCCAACCACCTTCAACACCAGCATCTTCAACGATTTTTTTAGCTTTTTCGAGGTCTTTCTCTGGATCTCCATAAGGATTACCTTCATCGTCGATAATTAGAAACATGCTTTTGACCTCAACCTTTCCTACTTTTTTTGATTGATCTTTTTCAGCCATAGTTGTTTAATTATTTATTATTTAACTTCACCGTTTTTAAATCTGATAGCATTTCCCGAAGACCACGCACCACAATCTTGACAATGATACCGCTGCTTCTTTGACTTTCGGTTGACCAACCATCCTCGTTTCTGTAACTTATCTGAATTACAGTTCTTACAGGTTTCTCTTTCTCCAATATCCGGATGAGTAGCCATCCAAGGAAGCAACTTTAGATATACCTGCTCAAGCAACACAACGTCCTGCTTGTTGTACTTAATCATTAGTTTCCACGCTTTTGAATCGCCCGCAAGACAATCTTCCCACAACTGAAACCCACCGGTCTCCACTTTCTGACCCAAATTAAGGTACTCACCAATATCATTGAGTCTGTTTGAGTTACATTTGAAGTATTTACGAGCCTGTTTCAATGTATCAACTGTCTTATAAGGTGAAGGTGGAGTAAATCCAGCTTTCAAGAAGAATGTATTTGACTTTTTAACATCAAACGCATCTCCATTGTGCCCAATTATCACATCTGCCTCATCAAATAGCTCCCATAATTTGCGGGCAACTTCCGTGTCGTCCTTCTTGTTCTTTGAATAGAGCTTAAAGTCAGGCAATCCAACCGCATGAGTAGTCTTTTCGCCGAGCCATTTGTAGGCAAAACAGAGCATATAGTGCTGTTCGACAAACTTAATGACATTCTGCTCATACTTACCCCACGTGTAACCAATATTCGGTGCTGTTTCAATGTCAAACAACAGGACTTTTTTAGCTGTCTTTACTTTTTTATTTGTTTTTGTTTTCTTCATCAATGATTTTGTTTACAACTTCGTTCAAGAAGTGATCATCCTTCATAATAAGCCATGTAACGTATGCAAGGACACCATCGTCTGTTGCAACTTTATCCTTGAGAAAGCCAGCCTTTGTGAGTGACTTCTCTAGTTCTGATGTAAATAAATCTTTAAATTTTTGAATCATATCTTTATTGTTAGTTTTATTAATAGTTGATTTAAACACTTGGCGACCTGTATCGTAATGCTTTAAATTTCGGGGGTACACATAACATGTATACGAACAGCCTTCCTATTGAACACCAACAGTATCTCCCTCAACCGCACTCACAATTCTTCCAATTACATTACTATCTTTATGCCACTGGACCTTATCCCCTATTTCAAACATAATATTTTAATAATTAATCAATTACTGGTAATCCCCGCAAAAACCTTTCTACATCGCCCAAAAATGCTCCATTAGCAATACAAGTCTGCCCATACATACACTCATGGAACTTAGTGAGCATCTCTTCTGACATAACTTCCTCTATATTCTGCCAGGGAACATAAAGGAATCCATCGTCCTTTTTAACTTCAAAATCATGTATTGTTAAGTTTGTTTTCTTTGACATGATGTTTTATTATTTATAAATTTTTCTTTGTTGTACTCTGGATACTGGATATATAAGGCAAGGATTTGACGAGGTTTACCCGATTTGAACGGTCTACACAGACGTTCCCGAAGGACGACCCCTGCTGCTGTCCTTGCTACTCGTATAGTCACCTTGCATAGCACTCCGTTTGGTTGTGCCTAGCTTGCATGTTTAGCGTCTACCTATTCCGCCACTTATATATCCAATTTTCAAAGTACAACTTCATCTGTATTACATTATAGCATATCATTTACAGATTGCAAGCAACAAAAAACACAAACTGTGGATAAGTCTGTGTTTCTTTCATCTATTTAACTGCCAGTATTTTACTCCAACAGTAGGCACTGGATTTCCAATGCTTCGTCCCATCTCGCCGGTAAAGATACAAACCATACTCGAGGCTATCTTTAGGATCTCGTATATCAAGTCCCATCCGATTCATCTCCTCCTCATGGTAATAATCATTCACTTGCATCAGCCCATAATCTCGTGACCAAACCTCTCCTGTTTCCTTTGAGATGTTTTTCCCAATAGCGTTAGGGTTATTTGTTGATTCACATTTGATTATCGCCTGTACTACAGGGTCCAGGACGGTCAAATCTGGGCTAAAATTGACTTCTAAGGCACTTTCTGCGGGTTCTGGTACCATTGGTACCTCTTTCGTGTATTCTACCGTTGTGGTGGCAAAAACGAAAGGAATTAACATCATTGTAATATAACTTATGTATTGTATAAACAAGTTTTATATAGTAATTCTATCGTGGTGGTATTCACTCGTCCTACAGACAAGTATATCATATAACAAAAAACCAGTAAAGGGAGTTATCCACAGTACTGGTTTTTTTCTTTACTTACCTAGGTAATCCTCTTCAGGGTTTCCTTTGTTAGCAAAGTAGAATGATGCTGCACCTACCGCGAGAACCATGAAGTCCTCATTTTTCATCTCTGCCTTCCCTGTGAATACAGACCATGAGAATGTTATTGCTGCTGTAGCAATCAAAGCCAGAAATGCTAGTTTTGATGCTGATTTTAATATGTTTTGCATTTTTTTACTTATTAACTATTTAACAATTTCTAATACTTCCAACTTATGATGCACCCACTTGTCCTCATAAATAAACACGTCAAGTCCTTCCACTGTCCATCCCGACTTTGCCAGTAAGTCAGCATAGAAGCTCATTTGGATCTGGTATTTAGATACTTTATTTGCGGGCAATTCATCATAAGGTTTCTTCAGCTTGTTCTTTGATGAGATTTCATCTGCCTCCACATTGATTTTGTAGTCCTGTATTCGGCAAATCTTTTTCTTTTCATCAAGAATCATCAATCTGTCAGCATGTCCACAACGCAATGTCTCAATATCGGTCAAGAATACCTCATTAACGAGCCGTCCTTCCTTTGGATCATACATTTTCTCGAAGTCCTCAATCAAAGAACGAAGGAATGGATGTTTAGGAAGTGCTGGATTTTCTTCTTTGCTCGAGTTCTTTACAATTTCATCCCCAATCTCTTTGAAGTTAAAGTAATGCTCGAGGGTTTCATGCACTGCTGTACCGAAGTTAGCAGTTACATTACGGTTTCCATCCCACATATCGAGGATATGATGCTTAGGAACTCCCCAAGACTTCTCACATTTGCCCGCAATTGCATCTGAAGCAAACTCTGAGCCAAACTTCTTCGTATACCCAGAAGCAGAAACAAGCTGTTTACCTTCATAAGTATAGATGTGACGGGCAACATCGAAGTCAACTGATACCGGCTCATTGAATGAGGTTAGCTTTTTAGTTTCAACAAGAGAGTTAACCACCTCAGCCACTTCTCGCTTGCTTAGCTTAATATCTGAGTAGGAGTTAAATAACTGACTCACATGGTCCATCGCTATTATGTGAGCATCCTCAATAGACGTATCATCTATCTCAATAGACGGCTGAATGTTTGCATACTGACCAACAGGAATTGTTGCCGTCAATTTGTAGTTAGTTTTGCTTGTTTTACTTTTCATTATTGTTTTATGTTTCTATATCTAGTTTGCTAATGATTTTCTCAATAGTATGACTTTCAATTCCGTGTACTTTAGTCATTGTGCCCGTCTCAACACATCTTTTCATAACTAAGTAGGTGTATGTTCTGTTTCCGTCAGTAGTCTCGTCGTGAAACTTTTCCTTGAAGTCTTTGGGCGATAGGTTTTCTGCATCTGCTACAAGCTCTACAATTTTGCCCGAGTCAGTTATATTGTTGCGGGCGATATGGTCGAGAGCGTTGACGGGGCAATCTATCACAGACTCTATGAGGTCAAGATCACTGAAATGTTTGTAGATTCGGATGAGTTTATCGGCCCTATAGCGGGATATGTTAACTTCGGGCTGTGAAAGATATTCTGACCATGTGGTAATTCCTGATTGTTCGCTGTCCCCGAAAGCTTCCATCCAATTATCATCCTCTTTAAGTAGATACAAATTACGGGCCAGTTCGAGGTCAGTCATTCGAGAACGTCGGATATTATCTACCAGTTCGGTATGTAATTTGTAGTTCTCCATGTTAGTTAAAATAAAAGAATCGCCACACAGCTTTCCAGAAACCTCTCTCTTTAAGTTTGTTAACGCTATTATATAATGAATTAGTTAGTCGTCCTGTTGAATTTATCTGTCTTGAAAGAACTGCAATTGCTTCATTGTAAGCAATAAGCCTTGACTCTCTAATTGTTCCACCATCCCTCATAAGGTAAACAGTTTCTTTACTATAAGAATCTTCTTCAACCTTAACTACCTCTTTTTCTTGACTCAAATCATAGATATCCTGAACGAAATCCCCAATCTTAAACTTTGCTTTTGTCTTCTTTGCTTTTGTTTTTGCCATATTATTGTTTATTAATTAATTAAACCTTTAAAGTCTCCAAAATCTTCCTCATCATTTGCTTTTTCGTCTACAGAATCAGCAACTACTTCATCGCTCGATTTTGTCTTGTAATAAGTGTCTACATTTTTAAGCTGCTCAACAACATAGTCCATCTTCTCTTCTACTACATCGAGGTCTTTTACTTCTGATCCAATTTTATATTCAACCATGTAGTAAGAACTCATATCTCCCTCAACTTCATCTGACAACGATAGAGCTAGATCGTATGCAAATGTATGCTTACCTTCACTTCGAAACTCTTTTAGAATAGCATAGTAACCTTTAAGAGAAGTACCTTTGAGTTCAACTCGTACAATATCTCCATCAAATAACGCGTATGCAACCTCTATAGATTTCAACAAAGGATATTTTTCTCGCAAATCAGGAGCCTTACCAGATTCCACATGAGTGATTGTACCATCGACTTTTTGGAACAAGCTAACCACATCATTATTACCATCATACTCACTTGTCCACATTGACTTCTTCTTACTAAACATAGAAAGAACCTTCTTCTGTTTTAGGATTACGATATTGAATGGAGATTTTATCTCTTCTTCAGTTCCTTTAGCAAAATCTTTAAATAAGAACTTTCCTTTTGTTGCGTGCAATTTAATAAGTGGTACCTGAAACTTTGGAGCTGCAGCAGTTCCCGCCTTTGATGCCATTCGTTCAATTTGATTCATTGTTATTATTACTTAATTTTATTAACTCTATACCTGCATATTGTATCACGTTTATTATGGTAACGCAAGTACAAAATGTGGATAACTATCTACTTTCCTAAGCGGATATACTCCTTAGTTATATATCCCATAAGGTATGTAAATATCTCCTCCGATTCAGATGAATATTCGATACCTGTTGCCTCACACAAGTGGAATACTCCGTGCAGTATTTCATGACTTGCCAACCATAAAGGAGCTTTACGGGGCAACCATATTGTTGATGAAGAATACCCTGTATGAAGGTAAATCTTTGCCTCACACGAATCGAGCGGGTTTTTCTCAACCGCATCTCCCAAATGCTTTAACTTCTCTTTTGCGTAGCTTTCAAACTTTTCCTTTGAACATATTACTATCTCCATATAAGTTTCAAATACATCAATAACAATTGTTAAATGAGTTATCCTATCGCTATCTTTTATTTTTTTTATTTTTTTTACTTTTTTCTTTTTAGGCATAAGGTTCTAATTCTTTTAATGCTTCCTGAAAACTACATCCAAGATCCATCACAAAGTCTATCGCATTGAACCCATGTTTACTGCAACCGAAGCAGTGGTATGAGTTGTTTGTATCGACTAGAAGTGATGGGGTTTTGTCTCCATGAAACGGGCAATTAATCATCTCTTTTCGACCTCGGTCTTGCATTTTCAAAAGATCGAGAATTTTTACTTGTCGTATCTTTTCGATTTCTTCTTTTGATTTCATGCGAGTTATTTTTTACTAATATCTTCTACTGTGTCACCGTACAATGCCCCATCTTCTCCCCATTTTATCATAACCTGATAGCACCTCATCCTTCCGACACATAAATTACCATGAATTTCCCAGCCTTCTCTAGCATATTTCATAATCCACTCTTCAAGCTGGGAATCACTAGAGCTACTTACTATTCTGTAACCTGCCATTTTTCTCATAGGTTTTATTTCTCTAAGCTAGTAATGATCGTTTCCACCTTGTAATTCTTACCTTCGAATTTGTGGGCGGTTTCAATCGTGTCATTCTCCCCGACTTTCGGCAAGGACACGTCCTGTACCATTTCTTCATGATAATCATAGAATGTTTTTTTCTTAACTTCTTTCTTTTTAAATAATTTAAATAACATGTTTATTTTTGTTTAGTTATTAATCCTGGATTTTGGTATATGTTTCCGATTATTTCCAACCTTCCAGCTTTGTCGACTGCATTGTTTTGTAGAAGCATTGGACGAACTGCTGTAGACGACCCTCTATGATATCCGATAATAAATGCACCGTGTTTGAAGCGAACTTCAGAAGCATTAAATGCAGTGCTTTTCACAATATCACCCTCATAAATTTCCTTTCCGTTCTTATCGAGGAGTCCTGTGTATTGCATGACTATCAAATCTCTTGGGTCTGATTGTGATTCATTTATAACAGGGTCACCGCTTGTGGCTTCAATGTCAAAATCTGAAACCATTTTTCTTTCTTCTTTATCCCAAGCTCTGAATTTTATTTCTCTCATTGTTTTTATAGTTACTATTAATTTGCCCAGTCTTCAAATCCATCGAGATCATTATCACCTGCCCGCTTATCTATCGGCAGTCCAAGTTTTCCCGTCTCGAGATTAAACTGGTAATCCTGTTCACTCATCCGACCTTTATTCTTTACTACATCTACTGTCAAGGAACCACTATCACGAACCGACGAAAGCATAACAACACATTCCGGGTCCTGATACAGTGAAGCAGATCCTTTAAGGTCCTCAATACCAGGCTTTCTATCCTGCTGGCTACCTTGACCGTCAACCTTTCGCACATGAGTCACAACAATCATTATAATCTTGTGTTCTTCAGCGAGCCGTTTCAAGTTCTGCAATGTCTGGCCGATCTCTTGCTCTTTTGAATAAGATGTTCGAATCATATAGTCGAGGTGGTCAATAATGACTACCCGCGTGTTAAAGATTCTCTTCGATTTCTTAATCACATCCATCGTCTCATCTTTGGTAGGCATTGAGAAGTACAGCGGTGTATGCAGACAGTCTTTTACCATTGTGTTCCATACATCATCGGTTACACCTGCAAAGTCACCTTCCGCCATGTTGTACTTCACTTGCAAGAATCGCTTACCTACAACTTCCGGTCCACGCTCGAATGGAAGAACAAGAACAGGAATATCTTTATTTGTCAACTCATCAACAAGGTTCATTATGTACGAAGTATTATGAGTTACGGTGAAATCTTTCAAAAGATACAACCCATCTCCATCAAGAGTAAACCCGTAATAATCACCAACACCCAAAGACTCAACTTTTATGTTTGATGTAAGCCAGTTTTTCTTTGGAATGAAGTTACTTTTCTTTCTTTCGAGTTTTACTGGAATATCTCCAAGTTTTCCCACTATGTTTATTCGGAAATAACTTCCTTTAAAACCGATACTTTTTATTCCTTTAACACATTTCTTCATCGTTGCCCTAAAACCTAAAGATCGACAAAGTGCCACAATATCATTAGCAAGAACCTCATTCTTCTGAATAATCTCATACGACTCACCCCTCGTTGTTTTTGCTAAGTGTCCATCTGAATCAATAAGCCCAGCCAACAAAGAACTCCTGTCTTCATAAGATGCAACCATATAATTGCGAGGAATATGTTTATTCTCAATCAAGTTATAGTTCCTAAACCATCGCAAAATGTAATTACTCTTTCTTGTTTTATTTATCAGGTCGACCATAATTGATGCGTTGTTTTTTTGATCACGCTTTGTTGCCTCCAATCCAAGTGACTCTGCATACTCGACCAAGAAGTCCTCAATAACTTTATCAGCTGTAGTAACTTGAGTTTTACTTGACGTACCATCGCCGAGCCAAATACCGAGGAAATACGGATCAAGCATTTGCTTATCAAAGAACTTTTCATCATAATTCACAGGACTTCTCCATCCTCTATACTGCTTCTGAGTATGAGGGCTGTAATCGAGAAAATGTTTAACTGTAAATTCAAACTCTTTTAAGTCATACTTACCATACTTATTTCTTATTAGCTTTTGTGTACTCAAGATATGTGACTCATTTACATCATAGTATTCTCCACGCTGATGTATCCGATACATTTCTTCTTTACCACGAGCTAAAGATAGAACCTTTTTAGGCTTATTATCATGTGGCCCCATAAGCTTATCACCAACTTCTACATCCTCAACCTTCTTGTATGTTCCATCGTACATCATTATCTCGGTACCTTTTCCATGACACTTCCCTACATTGGATTTACCGGACATTACAATCAGCCAGTCTTTACCGAGCTTGACATCGGGCAAATGTTCCAATGTAATATACTCGTCCTTATCATTTCGCAGATTATTGATTACGTCCACCACTCCTTTGAATTGATACGCATAGAACGGACGAGCTAATTTTACGAGGTCCCGATAGTCATCCAGCGTATGGTCCCGGAAGTATTGGTTAGCATCTTTGATTTCTGGTGGGTATATTACTTCGCGACACTTCTCTGTTCCAAATCGTTCCGCCATTTTAGCCGCAGTTTCTTTTCCGCCCGCATCATTATCATAGGCTATGTTTATAGTTTTGATATTGTCGAGCAACTCGATCCATACCCCATAGCTATCTTTTCCCGAGGCTGGCGAGATTACATTTTTGATTCCCGCTTGCCAACAACTCATCAAGTCAAATTCTCCCTCAACTATCAATATAGATTTCTTTGCCTCAGCATACCTTATACCTTCCTCATTGTAGAGCCACACTTCTGCATCCTTCTCTTGTGTGTACTTTGGTCTTTTGCCGGGCGATAGTAATCTGTATTTTATGTTTACCAGTTCACCACTCTTGAAGATAGGAATTGAAATTGCATCATTGTAGGAATCATAACCGAGACGAAAGTTTTTAATGGTTTCATCGGTCAAGTTACGATCCGCCCGCAAATACTTTAAAGCTTCTTCATTCTTTTGTAAAGCCTCTTCAAAACCTACTATCTTCTTTAGTGGTGGTTTAACATAAGTTGAGTGTACCTGACTTTGTAGTGATTGAATTTTGTCAGTTATACTCATAGTTTATTTTCTTTTTAATGTGCTTATAAATTCGTTCAACCCATCATAATCCATCTTTTTACTCATCCTTCCGTGCATACTTATAAATGTTCCGTTTTTGTAAACATCCGGTAAGTCTGCCCAGTTTTCACCGATAGAGTGCAACATGTCATGCCTTTGTTCACAACTCTTGCCCTGCAATTCTTTATGTGAGAAGAATGAGCTTGCTAACATATTAAGACTGTTTCTTTCCCAATCTTTTTGCCTCCAAATAAACACATTTGCAACATCCTCCTTTGGCACATTAAATGCTCGACAATCAAACGCACATATAGTACCGCCCATCTCTTTGTTGAAGTGGGCACCAAACAAGGATGCTGTTACTGAACAAAGCTTTTGAATTTCACCATCGAACCAAACCTGAGTGTCATAAGAATCTGTGTCAGTTAGCATGAAAGTAAATTCATCTGACTGATGATAACCTAATTTGAATCCAGACATTTCTTTCGAAACTTTTTCCCCAGCACGTATCATTGCCTTAGTCAACTTGTCATCAAATGGTCGGTCCATTCCCTTTGTAAAAGTATGGAAAGCTTTACCATCTACTCTAAGAATTATATAACTATTTGGAATTAAAGATTGTCTACTGACATGTTCGTACCTTTTAATTCTATCTCCTAGGTTGTCGCTCATAGTTTATTTATTATGTTTATCACTACATTCCTGACAATAAGCTGATCCATCTCGCCGTTCATTTTCGCATACCGAGCTGGTAATAGCTGATTCAAAACTGAAACCGAGGCCAACACCAGGAGTTTCCACTCGCACTACTTCGCCCGCAAACTCTGCATTTTTACAATTAATCTGTCTAAGGTGTGCTAACTGTGACTCGAGATCTAAAGCTGCTACTTTATCATTGTATTGATTTTTCATATTTATTTTAATTTTATTAGTAACATGTTCCGGAAAATCTTCTCTCATCATTTCTCTCTGATTCCTCCTCATAATCAACAAGGAAGAAATACTTTTGTAAAACCACAAGATCCTCTTCATTAACTTCCTGCTGGTAGTAGTACTGTTTTGCTTTTTCCTCTGTTGTTTGAACTAACTCCGTAAGGCAATTTCCATAATCATCGGACTTATTTGAGACAAGGTAATATTTTAATGTTTCCATAGTTATTTTTTTATTAGTTTTAATATCTCATCAATCCTCTCAGAACTTTCTTTCTCCCAATCCTCATCAAAATTTGGTAAGTCAATAAAGAACTCTTTATAAGAACTAGTATCATAAGAGTCATCTCCATAATCGTAATCTGACCAAGGGCAAGGGCAATAACATCCTGAATCAAACCCCCAAATTATACGACCATCATTTGTAATTCCTAGACGTTCCTCGTCAAAATCCCATTCTCTCTGTACACTTGGCTTCTGGCGATCTAATATCCAAATAACCTTATATTTTCCACCAGATGTTTCAGACCATTCGTCGCTTGGTATTTTTGATATATTTTTGAGCAAATTCTTAATTTTTTCTTTCATATTTATTTTTATTTACTACTTTTATAAGATTCCTTCTGACAAACTGAGCAGATATAATGTCTCGTTTCTCCGCCGAGAAAGCCCCAACCACGACGACTTACAACCCCCAACTCTTCAAGCTCCCTTTCTTTCGCCTCAACAAGCCCCTGCTTTTCTCGCTCGATCCGATAATAATCCTCCGCCACATCAATCCCTAGAACAGTATCTTTGGTTTGTACATATGGGGGTAAAACAAGGATGTAATCATGCTCTTTACCGCCCCGACAAAGTTTCCTTTTCTTAAACTTCTTTTTTGAAGCGGCGAGTTCCTCTTCGGTTACCCATTTTCGAGTAAAAGTATCGTATTTCTTCATTATTATTCTTTATTTAGTAAATCTCTAATGTCTAATAATATCTCTATGTGTAGCGGAACTTCCGCGACCTCATAGGAACAACTACATTCTACAAATCTGTTTACTCCTAATTTCCCGCAATCTCTACACCTTCCTAATGAATAAACATCAAATGGAGATATTGTTGCCCCCCAAGTCATATCAAATTCCACTTCTACACCTTTAAATAATTCAGGTTCATTATCCTTCAATTGGAATGAGCAATTAATTATATCCCCTTTGAAGATATCCTCTCCATTTTTATCGTCGATTCCAGTATCTTGGAGAAGGATAACATTTTCAATACCATATTTTGCTTGGTCTACCCATTCACCCTGACCTTCCATTATCATCAATAATCCGTTTTCATTTATAGCAAATCCTTTAATAAACTCTCTTTTATTTTTATCCCAAGCTTTAAATTTTAAAGTTTTCATATTATTTGTTTTGATTGATAAGGTCTTTTAGTTCTTTTAGGTGAATATGGACTTTATTCAATTCTTTAATTCTTTTTTGTAAACTACTACAAAAAGGGTGTGTGCAAGTTTCACTGCAAATAAATTGTCTCAAATTGCTTATTTCGTTATCGACAATCTCCTTTATGATTTGTTGTGGTGTTTTCATACTTAGTTATCTTGTTCAGAATTTTCTAACGCCTGTTTGAGGGCTTCCAAGTAATTTTCTTTAATTATTTGTTCTATTGTTTTTTCTTCTGTTTTCATATTTATTTTGGTTACTCTTATATACTAGCGTGTTTGTATTATTCTAGCAAGGGGAGTTATTAATCCTCTATCGCCGCGATAGCAATAGAACAAATCAAAATAATAAGCATTACCAGAATAAATCCAGCAGCCACCATAAGGCCAAACACAAGAGGTAAAAATATTGGACTCAATACGATCCACCATGACCAAGTTATGTAATTAGTTAACTTCAGCGTGATAAGTACTATCGCGAGCAATCCGAAAAAGCTAATTCCCCCATCTGATACTGTAATTTTTGTTGTTTTTGACATATTTTTTAGTTATTTTCAAGTGATTCAATTCTGGTTATTAATTCATTAATAATATCTTGTTGATTTGAAAGAATTTTTAAGATATCATTTATCACCTCGTTGTTTAATTTTATATAATCATCCATATTTTATTTCTTAATTGATTTAACCTGACCTATAACATGCTCCCGTATACCCCTCACGTCCTCAAAATTGACCTGTAACGAATTTAAAATGAAAGCACGATACTCATTGACACCCCGAGGAATCCACTCCAATGGGAAGCATTTTTCAGCCAATCTCTTGTGGTTGAAATCATCTGTCCCCGTTGCACCGTGCCAATCGAAGTGTAGTAGAATCAAAGAAGCCACTTGATACTCATTGAATTGATCGAGTAAAGGTTTAAATTGTTTAGCGAGGCGAGGCCAAGAAGAAACAACATAATCAAAACCATAAAGCTTTTTAAATTTTAGGTTGTAGATTGAAACGAGGCGTGAAATTGGAGTCTTACCCAAAGCAATAGGCAACTTATTCAAACGATCCTCATCGGTTGTAGCTTTATTTGCCTTTTCAACCAAAGGTTTTTCTCCCTTTTGAATAGGCTTTCCCCCATCTGTTTTGGGCATCTCACTATCATTCTTTATATTCTTATTATAGAGTCCGGTACTTTTTACCGATGTATCGGTACTTTTTACCGATGGTACCGGTACTTTGTACCGATTGGATTTAGCCTGTTCGGTACTTTTTACCGATGGTTTTGATTCGCTTTCCTTTGTTGATTCGACCCAAAATTGTGTCGATTTTACTGCCCCCTTATCCCCCCGCGTGATCAATTTCTCTTCGGCGAGCTTTGTTTCTATTTTGAAAAGGCCACTAACTGATACACCCACACGTCTTGCCAATTCGTTTTTTGACATAGTACACCATGGATTAGATAACTTGTCAATTATATCAGCGCAAACATACTCATTATTTGTGAGTCCCAACTGCATCCTTTTTTCGTGCAAGATTGTGGTGTAAGTGCTAATTTTATTTGACATAATTCCTTATTTGTTATTTAATATTTCCCATTTCTTTAAAACCCCCATTGACATCTCGGACAAGTTGTTGTGTTGTGTTTGAATTGCCATCCTGAATGTTCAGCTTCAATTCGAGCTGACTCACAATCATTGTAAAATGTCTCGAAGTTATCACATTCATCGCAATAAATCTCATAAATCTGTGTTTCTGCGTTGTATTCTACCATGTTTAATTTATCATATCGCTTTACTTCCTTCTTTATTTTTAATAATCTGCTGTCTGATATGTTTAATGTTGCTGTTGTCATGTGCTTTACTTATGCTTTTAATAATGCTTTTTGGGTTTCCCCCATTAGGTTTCCCCCATCAATTCGCCCGCAAAATCTTAGGATCCTAGAATTTGACTTCCCCCCTTGACCTTGTAATTGCATTATACTAGATAATAAAAAAAACGCAATACATAAAGTGTGTATAGCGTTGTTGTACCATTATTTAAACATAAAGTCAAACCCAAAATTTGCCGTCTGCGTAACGTGTTCGTTCGTTCGTTCATTCCCCTCCTTTTTCTGGTTTTCTCGTATATTTATTTTAATTTAGTACTCAATAGTTTTTACTTTTTGTCAAATTTATGGTGTAACTATTAAGTAAATATACAAAAAAACCAAACGTGCTAGTCCGTTTGGTTTTATGTTCGCACTTTGTACTAATTGTACGTGCCTTATATTTACCTTTTTTTTAACTTTTAACTTTTTACTTATTCAGATCTTCAAGTTTATATTCCCCGCTTGCTATCTTTTTGCGCGTTTCCTCTATGGTTTCGCACAAAAATTGATTCCTATACTTGCCCGTAGTAGTTGAATAATCCCAGTAATTCATATCAAGTACTATATCTGTGCGATCTGCCCATATAGTCCTGATCGCTATCACGCTTGCATAACTTTGAAAAGCCTCCCTTTTGATAAAGTTGCCCATTATCCCCCCTTTTTCTGTGATTAAGAATTGATTAGCTACCTCACGCCCGCTATTTGAAGTCATGTTTGATACTTTCATATTATTTAGAATTAAAAAAGTCTTTTATAATTTCCACCATATCTTCATCTTCCATATCAAGCAATTTTGACACGCCTGTAATTCTTGGTGTGCCTGTGCCTGTATAAACAGATTTAGTTTCGATTATAGTGACATTTAGTAATTCCTTTATATGTGATCGTAGACGGCTATCACCTCCAAAAGTTTCCTTCACAGTGTGAGACATGCAATATTCCCTATCTGTGTCCAATAGGTCAATTTTCCATATACCATAGACCCAATTTGTCCCGCTAGGTGCATTATATCCAATTTTCGATAATGTGATTATTTTCATAAGTTTATTATTTTATTGCTTGACATCGCGGGCAAAATAAATAGAATACTAAACACAGTACACCCGAAAAGGTCTACTGTAATAACTCTTATTGCTTGCCCGCAATATCAATAGTTGTCAATGTACTAACTAACTAGCGTGTTAGTATAGGTTATAATGTAAATTATACCCTATTTAGTCCCCGCACGTTGCTGTGTGGGGATAGAATAGGCTGTAATTAGGTTATATTTAATGTTTTACCTTTTCCAGCGTTCATAACGGCTTTGCAGTCATCTGCACATACATATATACCGCCTATATATGCGTATTTTTTGCCGGTGTTCTGTAAATAGGTTAAGATCTCCCGTGCTTTTGTTTTTGACATATTAGATACTTTTAACTATTAATTCGCCTTGTATGTACTCATAAGATTGCACATTTTCGTATTGATCCATAAGATAATCATTAATAGAATATAGCTTTACAGATTCATTTTTCAGATAGTAATGTATTTTTGCATCTGTTTCATCGCCTAAAAACATGAACCCGTCACATGATCTGATTTTGTTTTTTTCATAATCTGCTATATTTTTGGCGATATATTCATCAAGCTTTACCTCATTATAAGTAATAAATACTTGACAATTATCTGTGGTATAGTTATAGTATTTTGGTGAATAGGCTTTACCGTCAAGCTCTATTGATTTTATAACATCATCAAGGATATTATTATTCATCAGTTCACACCATGATTTTGCTAGATCCTGAATAAATCCCTCATTATCATGAGTCCATTCTATAGCGTAATAGTCGACGCCTAGATCATCCATAATAATATCCTCTGCCTCAGTTATGGTAAAAGTGTCATATGTGTCTATGGTGTACGGCGTGAAAGTGATTTCGAATTTGATTTTTTTCATGTTATTGATTATTTTTGCTTGCATATTAGTTGAATTTAGCTTTTACCTCTCCCAATTTAGCCCGCAAAAACGCCCGCAATTCCTCCACATCTCTCAAAGCGTCTACTACGTCTCTATTATCAAGCTCTAAAATTGCCTTTTTGATCCAATTTGTATGATAAGGACTATTAGCTACCTCTATTTTTATCTGTGATGGTGTTTTATTCATGTTTATTTTGTTAGTCTTATTAGTTTCCTTTACAGTCACTTGCGAATAACTCCCACTTTTCAACATCTGATCCTTTGAAACCATTATAATCTGAGGTAAGGTGTATACACTCTGACACTTGCATTAGAGCATTGTCCCGGGCGTTGGTGTATTGTATTCCTATGTAAAAGGAAACTAACCCGATCATTATTAGTAGTATGTAAGTTGCTTTGTTCATTTTGTTATATTGCACTTGGCTGTGCTTTATTTGTTAATTTGCCCGCAAAACTATTTAGTTATAGCTTTACTTCTCCATACTACTACAGATCCAAAACAAAAGAAAAGTATAAACTGTGGATAAGTGGTAATAATATAGGTACATTGTATCAAGTCCCCAAATCAATAGGCCTTAAATCGCAATTTTAGCCCTCGTTTTTACCATAAAAGGGCTTAACAAGGCTATATTTATACATATGACCATATGAACGCCCGCAAGTCAATTAAACAGTTATAACACAAAAACGCCCGCAATTCAATATAATACCATACACATACATATACATACATATATAAACATCACTATATAAGAGAATACACTATACATACTATAGGTAATCATACTATGTATATTAAAAAGGATATTAAGATCAAGTATAGCTATTGGGTACATATGTAAGGTATAGCCCTATACAGTAGCCCTGTAAGGTATACATATAGGGTGCACTTGTGCTTTGAATAGGCTCTATCATGTATGTTAATAGGTCATTAAGTATTCTTATATGGTCTCAAAGTATACTGTCACGTGTCGACAAGGCTACCTAAAAGGAATACATACCCTATAACATACACCATATAGGGACACACAATAGGCATATCAGTCAAGTATATGTCATAATATGCCACCATATACCCCCATAACGTCTATAATATGGCTTAACTACGTTGTTGGTCGCAAAATACATATTGTGCGACGTTGATTATATGGCTTAACTGCATGGGAGGGGAGGCGGAGCCACGTCCCGGGTACTTATATTTAACTACCCCAACCAAATTTTATAATATTTTTGATATATAATGTATTACATCATAGTAATTAGTTATCCACAAAAGTCACTTGCAAAATGTATCGCATATGATATAATGGCAAGTAGAAGGTAGAGTTCTTTTGGGGGAACGACAGAGGTGGGATGTCAGGCTATTATCGGAATGGCCGCCCGTTGAGAATGGTTACAGCCCCGCGAGGCATGTAGCGACAACCGTTCAGGCTCAACACAAGACATCTTTCCCCGAAAGGACTTTACTTAAAAGTACATTAACAAAGAAAGGAGGTGATCAAAATGAGCACTATAGTGCATAACACCTTGATAGAAGACACGGCAGATATTCTCCACACACGTGACCAGAATGTCTTCCTACGAGTCGTGCGGGGAGATAAACGGGCTGCAATGGTCCTATATCGTAACTGGTTGGCGAGGCGTACAATCACACAGGAGACGGAAGATTTCTGTCTCGGCACAATGAAGGAGAAATTATGCTTGAAGAAGCTGCTTCGAAGCTAGGAATTACTGAACAGCAGATCTTTCGCGAGGCCTGTATAAGTTCATTTGCTCCGGGCTTTGCTATCAATCCCGAAAAAGTGTACGAATGTTATTGCTATTCGGGTTTCATTCCTTATTTTGTAACGGACTACATACGGGAGGTTCTCGATGAGGTTGACGTACCTGGTAATTGATGGTGTCGTTGTTCTTTATAAGCTTCATATATGGAGGCAAGCTAAATACTGACAAGCGTGAAGCATTGGGGAGGTAAAATCTCCCCTTTGGTTTACTTGTAGTTTACTTGTAAAATTGCTAATTAGGTCTTTATGTGGTATAATATGCCTGTATGACACTTACACCGGAGAAAAAAAATAGCTTGTTTAAACTACTGGCCGACAATACTTTGTATGAGGCTGGTGTTAAGCTTGGAATGGATAAACATTACAAGACAACTAATGCTTTGAAACAGGCAGTCTATCGGCATTACAATGAGGTTAAAAATAATCCGGAGAAATTCGCGATTACACAGGAAACGGTGGACCTCGTAAGTAATATTGTAAGTAATCGTTCTACAACAACCCCTGTAACGAGTCAAGAAAAGACGCTTGCGGAGAAAAAAGCGGCGAATGAACTGGCGGAAGTTGATATTGGTGAACTAGTAACAAGTGGGCGGGACAAAGCGTTCAAGTTGTTACACAAGAAACTGGGGACCATAGAGCGATCTAAGAAGGAGTTGAAGGATATTAGTTTGTCGGCACTTACGACGGCAGCTGCAATTCTATTTGATAAAGGTCAGATTATTGCGGGGCAAGCTACGGAGAACATTGCGGTACTCGCTAAGGTTGACAAAGATATGTCGCCACAGGATGCACTTGATTATGTGTTGCGAGCGAGGGAAATAAATGTTACGGAGAAGGCGAGAAAGTAGAAAGTAAATTAAATAGAGTGCTTACGCCCCTTTGTATGGGTGAAAAACTAAGAAATCGAATCTGGGTAAACTACACGTGAGTTTCCTTAACAGAAAGAAATGGATTAGTGAGTAGGACTCCTATATTGCGTCTTGTTAATAATATTTAATACACGGCAATAACTGTTCATGAAAACTGATCAAGGGGACGTAAGCACTTTATAATAATATGAACAAGCAAACAAAAGCAGAAAAACGAGAGTTCATTCGCCGGAACAACTCGAAGATGATTGTAACGAATCGAAATATCTTTTTGATTCAGCAGATTAAGGCGGCAAAAGTGGAGAAAGAAGATAAAAAATAAATTCCCGGATGGAGTAATGGTAATTCGCCAGCCTCATAAGCTGGAGATATCGGTTCGAATCCGGTTCTGGGAACCAGTGGTAGTGCGGAATACATATACACAATAAGGGGGTGCGGTACCCCAACGCCTCTATGGGCGTAAGCTTTGCAGGTTCGAATCCTGCCTATCACTGAACAATAACAATGTTTCGCGACTTGCCTCGAGCGAAACTAGAGCAAACCTCTGTCGGTGTTATGTTTGTTTGAACCAGCCCGTATTCGGGAACACCGTACCTCAAGTCTATAAAGTACGTGGTCTTCGGGCCCTTCAAGGCAAGCGTATGGACAAGAGGTATAAATAGTCGCCATAGCTCAACCGGAAGAGCACCTGTTTTGTAAACAGGAGGTTGAAGGTTCGATTCCTTCTGGCGGCTCTCGAAGAAGGGCGAATAGTCTCGTATGGAGCGAGGGCTGGCTGTAAACCAGTTGTCATTAGACCCACTTGGTTCGATTCCAGGTCCGCCCAAAAATTGGTCTATGGTCCAGTGGTAGGACAGCGGTCTCCAAAACCGTTAGCGGTGGTTCGATTCCATCTAGGCTAGCATTATTAATAAGTAATAAAATAATAAAATGACACCAGATAACGAAGAAGTAAAAACAGAAGATGTAAAGGTAAACCCAGCAGATGTTCTTGCATCTTGCCCAGTTGATCCTTCAGAAGCAAACCAGTGCGATAGCTGTCAGTAATGGAGGTGAGGTTATGTAGTAGATGTAAAGAGAGACCTGTAAGGGCTGTTAATCAATACAGCTGTGCTTTTTGTCACAATGAGTACCAAAAGATTTATATGCGTACTCATAAAGATATAAATAGAAAATCTTTTTTAAAAAGAAAAAAAGAGATAAGGGATTTAATCAAAGAAGCCAAATCTAAACCATGTCTGGACTGCGGAGTTCTGTATCCTTATTATGTAATGGATTTAGATCATGTTCGGGGTGTTAAAAAATTTAATCTATCTATTGCTGCTCAAAAGAAATATGCAATAAGTACAATAGAATCAGAAATAGCAAAATGTGAATCAGTTTGTTCTAATTGCCATAGAGAAAGAACTTTTAATCGTCCACAGTAGCTAGTAAAATATACTTTACAGTATGTCAAAAAAATGTTATACTATACGGTATGACAAATTTTATTCCTCCTAAAACACCTGAAGAAAAAGAAGCCTTTAGTAAAGCTGAATTTGCACGGCGAGAAAAGAAATTCCGCGAGTACCTAGAAAGCCCCGAATATCAAGAGAAGCTTATTTTGAGACTGCAAATCAATGACGCGTGTATGCACAAAGCTGAGGCACGAGGGGCTACTGTTAATCTATGTAATCGAGAAGACAACATGGTAGAATCATGTATTTTCTTTATCGAGAACTTTGGATTTACTTTTGATCCACGTTCGCAAGCTACAATAAACCACCTTCCATTTATCCTATTTGATTACCAGAAGGAAGCTATCCGTTGGATGATTCAGAACATTGAGAGTGGTACCGACGGTCTTGTTGAAAAGTCTCGAGACATGGGTATGACTTGGTTGCTCTTTGTGTGGATTCCTATCTGGTACTGGCTATTTCAAGATGGAACTAACATCCTAGTAGGTTCATATAAGGAGGCTCTTGTAGACGACCGAACACAGGACTCTATCTTTGGTAAGCTTGACTATGCACTAGATTCATTGCCTAATTGGATTCTCCCTAAAGGATTCAAAAAAGATAAAAACCGAAACCATATGAAGCTGGTAAACCCAGTTACACAGAACCTTATCACAGGCGATACTATGAACCCATCATTCGGGCGAGGTGCTCGAAAGAACGTGATTCTTTTTGATGAGCTTGGATTTTGGGACTACGCAAAGGATGCGTGGGAATCTGCTGGTGACTCTACAACCTGCCGTATTGCTAACTCAACACCTAAAGGATATAACTACTACGCTATGCTTCGCGAGTCGGGGATTAGTGTTTTGACTTTGCATTGGACATTACACCCACTCAAGGACCAGGCTTGGTACCAATTCGAGTGCTACAGACGTACACCTGAGGAAGTTGCACAGGAACTAGACATCTCATATAACAAATCTCAAGAAGGGCGAGTCTATCACGAATGGAATGAGGAGAATGTTGAAAAGGGAATATTTAAATATAACCCGGAGCTACAACTCTATGTAGGCTGGGATTTCGGTAAAACTGACGATACAGCGATTATTTGGTGCCAACAGGACCCATTGACAGGTAAGCTACGAATCATCGACACATATCGCAATGCAGGGAAGATTATTGATTTCTTTGTTCCGTTTATTACAGGTATTGTTCCGTCAGATGGATATAAGTACAGTGCCCACGATATTGAAGTTATTGAACGACACCGAGGTTGGAAGACAGGTACTCACTTTGGAGATCCTGCTGGAAGGTTTACTAACCAGGTTTCAAATGAAACAGTTATATCTGTGTTGAAGACTTATGGAATTACTGTTAATTTTCGCGACGAATGGAAGGAGTTCCAGAACAGGAAGACTGCGGTTAAGGAACACTTGATTGAGGGTATTCAGCTTAACTTGAATGAGGACACTAAATACTTTGATGTATGTATGTCACAAGCTTCATATCCAAAAGTTAAGAACGCGGGTGTTGAAGAGGTTCGATCACAGAAACCTAAACACGATTACACATCTCACTACCGATCTTCATTTGAATACTTATGCCTCGGTATGCGGGAGCTAGTCAAGAAACGATTCCAAAGAACTTATGATAAATTTAAAAAACGACCCGAAGTTGGAAGACGACGAAGGGCAACAGGCTATTAATTATGACAGAAGGAACTAAATGGTTTCGACGCTTTTGTCGAGACTGCAAAAACATTTCATCAGATATACGGATAGTGCGAGTAAAGCTGGGATTTTACCGTATCTACTTTCGACAGGCTTACATCCATGAGGTCTATAAAGAGATGCCAGAGCATGGATATGACCTCGATGACCTAGACCCACGATTTGAAAGTCAGCGATATTACGAGGAATTTGAGGACCAAGCAGAGCTAACTCGAAACATTAAAAACTATGTTGAAGGTTACTGGGAATCACTTGACCGCATACGTACTCGTACTTACCTAATGAGGAATAATCAGGAGTTCAACAAGAGTGCTACAAATGCTTACAAGCAGATGGTGATTAAGTAATACTACATAATTGCAATCTTGACAAGTCTGTGGTATAATATTACCATTGCAATAAATGCAGGTTTTTTACTAATCTGCAATAACTATTTAAAATATGTCAGACAAAAAAGGGCTAAAACTTCTCGATGAACAAAAGACCGATGAGACGGTTTATATGCTTTCGAAAAAAGAGGAAGAGGTTGTTTCAGCTATATTCAACAAGTTCCGAGCTTCGGCAGACGATAGGAACAGAAACTTTGAATACTTTGATAGGCAAAACCTAATAGAATACTTAAATGATTCTGTTCGAAGGTTTGTCACTAACGTAGATGTGCGAGAAGATGCTGAAGACTGGCAAGCTATCGTACATAACCAATTTACACGAAACAAGGTTTTGGCAGTTTTGTCAAAGGTTGTTAAAGTGCTACCTATTGCTGAGTTCACTTCGCGAGGAGATGAAGATACACGAAAGGCTCAAATTCTAAATGCTTTGTATGAATATGCTGAGGATGTTGATGACTATGAGGAATTGATGATTTTCATTTTGCTCGAGGCTATCGTAAAAGGAACAGCTATTGGATATGAGGGAGTTGAAAAGAAAACTCGAAAACTACGAAATGTAAAAGGAGCAGATGATGACATTAGTGTCACAGAAGGAAAGGAAACAACAACTCGATTGTTTGGTGCTATTGTGCCACTTGAAGAGTTCTACCCATCTTCTGTATCTATCCGAAACATCAAAGCAATGCCTTACTGTTTCTGGACAAGTCAAATGTCTTATACTAAGTTCATGATGAACTGGGGACAATATAAAAAGTCACAGTATGTTTACGCTAAAGGAACTACAACTAGAGATACAGCAGATCAACCATTCTATGTTGACCATATCTCAGATGCTATTCAAGAAGGTAATGTAGAAGTTATTCGATACTACAACCGGGAAACTGATGAGTATGTTGTGACCGCTAACGGAATTTGGCTCAACCCAATTGGAACTAAAAAAGGTGAGGAGACTGGAGAAGAGATTTCACCACTTCCATTTAACCACAAAGAACTACCATTCTGGGATATTAAGTTTGATTTCTTTGGACCAGACTTCTTCTACGGTAAATCACTACCAGACCGACTCAAGACTCTACAGGACGTTATTAACGTGTTGAACAACATGATGCTTGACCAGTCATTCCTAACAGTATTTAAACCTATTCTAACAAACGGATTCGATTCTATTGAAGATGATTTTCTACGACCAGGACGACGAATCCCAGTTGACACACAAGGACTTTCATTGCGTGATGCTTATCAGCCACTTGATATGGGAACACCATCAGGATGGCACCAATACATTCTCGACTATACAAAGCGAACTATGGAAGAAGCTTCTCTTGACCAGGTATCATCTGGACAGGCAGGAGTAGGAGGACGAACTACAGCGGAAGAGATTCGAACAGCTGCAGATGGAGTATCATCTATCTTGGGGCTATTCGGACGAATGATTAACTACGGTATCAAACGTAAGGCTGTCCTTAAGACTGGAAACATTATGCAATTCTGGACAGATAAGAAATCTCCTCGTATTGAAAAGATTTTAGCTGAAGGAGGTGCTGCTGAAATGAATAAAGTATTTAATACATTTAAGATTGACAACACACGACTCAGCTCAGGAAAACGAGGAACTAAGATTATTGAAATGTACGGGGACCAAGCTGATTTCCCAACAAGGTCACAGCTTAAAGCACGACAGGTTGTTGCGCAGCTAAGCACAAAGAAAAATATTGAGATTGATGTAATCACACCAGAATACATTCGAGATATTCAGACAGATGTTAAACTTGTTACAAATCCTAAGACTGAAGCAACAAAAGAAATTGAACAAGCTCTACAGCTCGAGAAAGTACGTGTATACGCTACATTCTTCCCAGAGCAGGTAGATATGACAGAACTCGCCGCACAAACAGCACTTAAAATGGGAGACGACCCAACAGCTATCTTGAAGCCTGAGATAACTGATCCAAAACCACCACAACCAGAAGGAGGAACAAATGAGATGGCTAAACCTATGTCAACTACACCACAAGACAACACAGCTAATAACATGGCTCGAAGTGCTCGGGGTGGAGAGCAGGGAACTAGCGAAATGGCACAGATGCAGAACGCCATGATTGGTTAAGAAATTAATAATTAAATTAATTAAAATATGAAGTACCTAAAGAATCTATGCTTTTGGTTTTTGAAGAAGTTTCCATTATCAGAAGATCAGATGTGTGAACTAAACGTACTGGCTTTTCAGCTATACGATTTAGATCCATCATCAAAGACAACTGAGACAGAACTATTCTCAAGGCTAGCTAAGGTGGAAGGATTTAATGATTACTTGAGGGACACAATGAATCGAGACATACGAAGAAACTTTAATGCTTCAAGTCCGATTGAACAGTTCACTACTAAAGGTGGATATGCAAGGACTGTATATTTTAAGTCTTTGCTAAAGCAGAAACCAGCACAGGAAGTTGAGAAAATAAAGAAGCCAGCAAAGCTTGGAAAGACATCACGGTACGCACAGTAAGTGTAATACAACACATACTATTTGCAACATTGTCAAGTATGTGATATAATATATGAAAGTTATAGGTGGGCCTAACCACCCGGAGACTCAACTTCGTTAACAAGGGATTAATATTAAAAAAGGTAATAACATGAATGAAGAAGAAATAAAAGCTAAGGAGGCAGAAGATGCAGCCAAAGCAAAGGAGGAAGCAGATAAAGGTAAAAACGACTCAGAGACTGTTGCTAACCTAGTGGAAGAACTCAAGAAGGAGCGAGCCGCTAAGCAAGAAGCCCAAGGAGAACGTGATGCCACAGCTGCACGACTCAAAGCACTCGAAGATACAGATAAGGATAAGAATACTGATCACAACTTAAATGACGTAAGCTCTAAAGTTGAAGAGGTTCTACAGAAAAAGGAAATCGAAAGATTGGAAAAACTACGAGTAAAGGTAGAGAAGGACTTTAAAAATAAAAACAAAGATTTCTCAGAAGATAATGATCCTGGAGGACTAAAGTATGCAGCTTTTAAACGAAAGTTGGATAGGATTAATCTTTCAGCACTCACATCGGAAGAAGATATCAACGAGGCTTTTGAAGATACACTTGTTGTATTCAATAAAGCTAAGAAACCTGCCGAGGATTCATACAACAATCCTTACGCTGCAACAGTAGCGGATGGTTCAGGGGATGTTAAAGATAAAGGACCGGAAAATCTATCAGTTCCAGAAACGAAACTTATTAAGTCTCTTGGATGGACAGAAGAAAGATTTGCGAAGATTAAAAAGGCACAGCCACATTATGTGAATGGTCTACTAAAGCAATATCTTTAAAACCTAATTCACTTATAAATTAAAAAACAAAGATTATGGCTTTCAAAGGAAGAGGAACACTTAATCCACACGGAGCACCAGTATTGAAGCGAGTAATCGCTGCAAACTCTATTGTTGTTACTGAACTCGATTCAATTAAATTTGCATCAGGTTTCGCAGCACTTGGAACAACTGGAGCACTAGTTGCAGGACACGTTACAGCACTCTCAAATCGAGCAGGCGTTGGACTTGAAACAACAGGTGTAGCAGGAGCAGAGACAGGAAGTTTTGCTGGGACATTCACTATGTCTTCATCAAACCAGACTGTAGCTAAAGTAAAGGTAGAACTTGATATTTCAAAGAATACACTTTACGCAGCATCTATGGACGCAACTCCAGGAACAACAACAGGGTCAAACCTAATTGGTTATCACATGGATCTAGACACAGAAGAAGAGCTAGATGAGTCAACTGCAGCTACTACAACAGCTCAGTATGCAACATGGGGACTAGATTCAGAGGACGCAACTAAAGCAATCGTAAACATTTACGAATCAGTAATATTTGGAGTTTAATCCATTTATTTATTACTTACTAATTACTAATACAAAATTATGCCTGTAGAAACAAGAGGAAATTGGACAGATCTCATCGCTGGGGTTGGTCTAGAAATGGCAGAAGTTTTCAACCAAGGACAAGAGGAGTACATCCCAGGTCTTACAGCAGTTGTTCGAGCATCGTCAGGTGTTGGAGCACAGCGAAACTACTCAGGTAAAACTGGTGTAGGAGAGGTTGAGAAGTTCGATGATGGGGATGATATCCCAGGAGGACGACGATACAAAACATATACTACTAAAGTTAACTACAACAACTACGGAAAGTATATCGACGTTACTAAGAATACTATTGAAGATCGAGATGAGGCTTACGCCGCAGATCTAGATGAGATGAAAGACTTGTCAATTGGAGTAAACTACTCACAAGACAAATCAGCACTTCAGCTTTTCAACGGAGGATTCGCAACTACAACTTTGGTTAACGGTTACGAAATGACTTGGTATGGAGATGGAAAACCACAGTTTTCTACTGTCCACCCAACAGTTGTACCAGGAGCTTCGACTCAGTCAAACGCTTCTGCAACTGGAATCACTTTCGGTCACGACAACCTAGAAATTGCACGAATTGCAATGGTTGAGCAGCAAACAGATGATGGACTTGCACTTGCAATGTCAGGAAAGAAATCACTCGTTCTTCCTGAAGCATTGCGACGAGAGGCACAAGAGGAAACTATGTCAGAACTTACACCTGAATCAGCTGAAAATGCTATCAACGTGTTTAAGGGTTCAATGGACATGATTGTCTCAGTACACCTCGATGCAGTTAATGGAGGTTCAGACACAGCTTGGTATATCACTATACCAGAACGTGCTAAACTTTACCACGAAACTCGACAGTCAGCTTCACTTGATATGGATGTTAACATCAAGAACAAGGTTGCAACATTTACAGTAGATGCTCGATGGGCAGACTACTCAAAAGAATGGAAGCGAACTTGGGGATCAAAGGGAGACGGACAAGCTTACTCAAGCTAGTAGTCGCAAGATTACACTCATACCTTTATGGTTTGAGTTAGGAATATCTAAAAGGTATCTCTAACTCAAACCATACAAGGGATATGGAAGTTGACCCTGCTAGTCGCAGGAGGAATATAAAATACAGATTCCATATTTATCAAGACTAAACTAATAAAACAAAATGGCACAAACAAGATTTTCAGGCCCAATTGTATCAGAACAAGGGTTCAAAGTAGGAGACGTTGTAGTTGCTGACGCTAACGGAAACCTAGCCGTACAGGCAGAAACAGTAACAACAGTAGCACCAGCTCTAAGTACATTCGGTTCTTCAGCTATTGATTCATCAGCAAACGCAGTAGATGCGACACTTGCTGCCGGTACATACATCGGGCAAATCAAAGTTATCGTTATGACTGAAGCTTCTAACTCAAGTACAGTTTCTATCGCTAACCACCAAACATCTGACCCAGAAGTTGCAACATTCGATGCAGTTGATGAGACAGGAGTATTCATGTGGACAGGAACAGAATGGATCACTCTATTCGCTACATGTACATTCGCTTAATCTAAACAATTAGACTTTCTACTCAGCCCCTACTGGGGGTTGGAATAGAAATATTAAAAAATAATTAATTATATATGATAGTAAAAAACCCAACAGAATCTAAGATAGAAGTTACCATCCTTGGAGTAGATTACTCAGTTGATGCAAAGGGCGAGGTATCTGTACCTAATCAAGTAGCTGCTTACTGGAAAAACCGATTGCACTCTTTTCTAGAAATCTCAGAAGAAGTAAAAGAAGTTGAGAAAGTGGTTAAAGTGGAGAAAGTAGAGAAGGTTGAAAAAGAAGTTAAAAAAGTAAAAGACGCTAAAGCAAAATAATACTATGGGACTTTACTATACAAATACAATAACACAGCCATTCATTGGAACAAAGTCTGGAACAACTCGAACCTCAGTTGAGTTAGCAAGTACATATACTCTTTCTAAGACTATTGAAACTTCAGGGTATTCTAAGTTGAACTTAGATGTTCTATATACAATGGGTTCAGGAGAGTCATCTAACTCTATAGAGATTAAAGTAGAAGGAAGCCCAGACAGGACAAACTTCTACCGAATCCCTAACGATTCAACAACTAACGGAACATCTACACTTACAGCTCGAGAGTTTACATTCGTGGGAACTAACGCAGCTGCCGCAACTATCAGTATTGGAATTGACATCTTCTATAAGTATGTTAAGATTTCAGCAAAAGAAACCGGAGTAGCAGCTAACGCAGGAACAATCTACATCGAGGGAACATTAGCAGGTAAATAGTAACAACTATGCCTCAACTAACTAAGGAACAACGAGAACTTGCAAATAAGCAAGAACACATTAGAGTAACTGAAAATAACCTTTCTCAGATTACAAAGGAGGTTAGTGGAGTTTTGTCACAAAAGAAACAACTTGAAATTGAGATTAAGTCTCTGCTCAAACTTAAGAAGGAGATAGATAGGTCTATCGCATCTGAACGTGAAGAAATCGCTAATGAAAAAAAGGTATTAGCGACTCAAAAAGAAAAGCACGAATTAGATATACAAGATTTTGAGTTTGATGTTGATTCATTTGAACTGCATGTAGAATCGCGTGTAAAAGAACTTAAGAAGAAAGAAGATGAACATAATCTTATAGTATCCTCTTTAGTAGATACACAGATTTCTTTGGGTAGGGAAATATCTGATTTAGCAAAGAAAAAAGTGTCGCTATGTTTTGATGTAGAAACCGATCGAAAAGAAATTGAGAAGCTTCGAAAGGCACTGATAAAAGAATCAGATGCTGGTAAAATTCAAGTAGATAAACTACAAGAAAAAATCATCTCTCTAACAGATACTATTGTTAAAAAAGAATCTGAACTAAAAGAAATTATTGAACAGTTCAATCTTAATCAGGAAAAGGTTGCGGTTCCAATGAAAAAACTAAAGGAGAAAGAAGATAGATTACAAGCACTCGAAAAAGAGTTACAGATTCGAGAAAATAGAATAAGACTTGCTACAATGAGATTGAAGCGGGATTTAAGACAAACAGATAAAATTGATAGTTAGTCTTTTTTGTGGTATAATATAAAAATAAATTATGAGTTTTCGAGACGTACAAAATCCAGGATTAGGAGGTTTAGAAGAGTTGACACTTAGTGAAGAGTTATGGGTACAAACTGCCGTTATTGACGGAGTTATAGAACTACTTGAAACTACAGCACCAACAAATGAAGCTAGCCTCGGTAAAATATATGTTAAGTCGTCAGATGGCGAACTTTACTTTTTGGATTCTGACGGTAATGAAACAAGTTTATCTTCTGGGTCTGGAGGAATAACCGGCTCAGGAACAACTAACGAGCTTGCATATTTTGACAGCTCTAGTACAATTGCTTCTTTAGCAGTTGCCACCTATCCATCACTAACGGAAATTTCGTATGTGAAGGGTGTAACATCAAATATCCAAACACAACTCGATGCTTTATCAAGTGCGGTTGTATTAAAAGGTCTATGGGACGCTTCAGCTGGGACATTTCCTGGTGGTGGCGTAGCTCAAGCAGGGTGGTCATATATAGTATCTGTTGGGGGGACCGTGGATAGCGTTGTGTTTAATGCAAATGATCGAATTGTGGCAATTACTGATAACGCATCAGAGAACACATATGCTTCTAATTGGTTTAAACTGGATTATACGGACCAGGTACTAAGCGTAGCAGGACGTACAGGGAACGTGGTGATAACAACAGCAGACCTTGCAGACTTTGACACAGAAGTATCTAACAACACAGACGTGGCGGCGAACACATCAGCACGACACAACGCGGTAACACTTTCTGGTTCTTATGACTATCTCACTCTTTCAGGTCAGCAAATTACACTAGGACAAATTGATTTAACGACAGACGTCACAGGCGACTTACCTTTTGCAAATATTGCACAAGTAGCAACTAACAGAATAATGGGACGTGCCACAGCAGACACAGGAGATATTGAGGCTCTTACAGCAACAAGTGCACGTTCTGTACTTGGACTTGCAACATCAGACTCGCCACAATTCACAGCCGTAAATATAGGACACGCTACAGACACAACAATTTCACGAGTATCTGCTGGTGTTATTGCGGTAGAGGGAGTAACAGTACCTACTGTTTCTAGCACAAACACTTTAACCAACAAAACCCTTACGACTCCTACAATAAACGGGGCTACTCTCAACGGAGATTTAGCAATAGACGGAACTCCAAACACAGACGACACTTGGAATGGACGTTCGACAAACACATTCAACGCAGGAGCAACAATTGCACAATTCGAGGCGGTGTATCTTTCATCATCTTCAACGTGGCTTCTTGCTGACGCAGATGCAGTAAGTACAGCAGGTAGTGTAATGATAGCTCTCGCAGGAGAAGCTGGTACAAACACAAACCCTCTTCGAATAATCCTCCCTGGGACTTTTGTCAGAAACGATGCGTGGGCTTGGACACCTGGAGCTACACTCTATCTTGGAACTACTCCTGGAGAAATCACAGCAACAGCACCAAGTGCAACTGACGATGTCGTGAGAGTAGTAGGAAGGGCTGTAACTGCCGATGTAATCTGGTGGAACCCATCAGAAGATTGGGCAACAATAGTATAATATGGCTTGGGTAGCAATAGAAGATTTTAACGGACTAAGTGACGCAACTAACCTCGCAGGTCAGAGCGGTTCTGGTGCATCTGGGTGGTCAGCAGCTTGGGTAAACTCGGCAACTAACTTAATAAGAAGTACGACAGACCAAGCTTTTGATGGTTCATCAGCTTCAGCAGAAGTAGTTTCGGGAGGAGGTAACACGTTCTATACAAGAACACTTACTACATCTATTTCAGGAAGTGGCGTTGTTTACATAGCAATGCGGAGAACAGCAAACAACTCAGGAGAAAACGCTTTTTCACTTCGTTCTAGTGGAGGTAACAGATGTGGAGTAGTTATGAACTCAGCAGGAAACCTAACTGTCGGAGGGGAAACACTTGTGGCTTACTCAACCAACACCTGGTATGTGATTAGGATTACTTTTGACGTAGGAGCAGGTACTTACACAGGTGCTTATTCAACAGGAGGAGCCTACTCAGCCGAAACTTCTTCACGAACTATGGGAAGTAGCGGAAACATAGACCGTGTTGGTATTGGTGGAGATACGGGTACTGGAATTGATTACGTAGGGCTAATTTCTGACACAGACCCATTCGGAGCCTCAGGTCCCGCCAACCTCAAAACCCTCAACGGAATCGCAAAGGCAAATATAAAAACAATCAACGGAATAGCAATAGCAAGCCTTAAAAGTTTTAATGGAGTAGTATAAAACACATATATGAGTACAATAGACAACATACAAAATCCAGGTGCCTTGAAAGATGTTTATGACCCACGAGATCATAAATGGGATGCTATTGCTAGTGGTAATAAGGTAGATATCTTTGATTGGAATAAAGGATTCCAGTTAAATGTTCCTTTTAAGGTTAAAGACCAAAATGGTTCTGGTTCTTGTGGAGGTCAGGCTTGGGCTTATTATGGGGAGGCTCTTGAATATGCCTACAAAAAAGAGTACGAGCAGAATAGTGCAAAGTTTATTTATGCTCACACAGGAATCCAATACAACGGGGGAGGTTCTTCTGGAAGAGAGAATAGTCAATTCGTAGTAAAAAATGGTTGGGGTTCGGAAGAACTTACACCGTCTTATGATAATGGTGATGCTCCTTCTGAGGAATTTATGATGCGTAAATCTGATATAACAAAAGAAGCATACTTGGAAGCCAAACAAAATCAAGCTCTCAGATATGCAAACACTGGTCGTTATATTGACTCTATTGCACAAGCTATAAAATCAAATAACGGATGTGTTATTGGAATTACGGGAACTAATAATGGGACATGGCATTCTATGTTTCCTAAAGCACCAGAAGTGGGAGATGAGCTCTGGAGGCATTGGGCGTTCTGTGTAGGAGCAGAAATGATAGGTGGTAAGAAGTACATCAAGATAATTAACTCTTGGGGAGATAAAATAGGAGACAAAGGATACCAGTGGATTAGTGAGGATTATTTCAATACATACACACCTTATTTTTCAGATTGGTCAATATGGAGCGGATGGACTCTGTATCTCAAAGACTTAGAAATACAAAAGACTCAACTATCTCTTATAGATGCAATGAAACAACTAGTGTCAGCATTGACGAAGAAGTTAGCATTAAAGAATAAATAAACTATGGAACAAGATCTAGAACAATTAAACAAAAGGATAACTGAGCTAGAAAATAAGTTTAATAATCAAACTACTGTTCCTGTTAAGCTGGACCGCTACCTTGACCCAGAATCAAAAGATGTTATAGCAACAGTTATGAAAGAACGAATCTTCGACTTATTCTGGTCAAATGTATTTTTTATTTCTTCTGTATTTGAAGGTGTAGATAGGTATGTGGTAACAGGTAGTGCTACAGTTTCGAGTGTTGGACTACTTCTAAGTACAAGCTCTGGTTCTTGTTCAGCAAATCTTGACTCAAAAGATGATAACCCACTTCTCATTGACAAGAAAACTTACCTATCAACTATTGTAGGAATCGGAGATGTTTCTGAGGTAGTATTCCAGGTTGATATTCTTGAAGGAATTGGATTCCGAATCGACGCAGGAACCATAAAAGGATATACATATGATGGCTCAACTACAAACGAACTAAGTATTGGGACAGCTGCAGACAATACACCTTACCGGCTTGACCTAAGATATGACCCACGAGGTAAAGTAGATTTCTATGTTGATGGAGTTTTAAAAGGAACTGTTACAAGCAACCTTCCTCCAATCGCGACAACTGACCCGAGCTATATTATAAACTATACGAATGACCCAAAGACGGGCGGTTCAGGAGTTACATCAGCAGAAGTTACTTACTTCGCTTTGATGCAGGAAAGATAAAATATAAACACAATGGCAACACTACAAATGGACCTAAGTGGAAAGAACGGTTTAGTACAAAACTTCTTTCCCGATAAAGATGAACAAACTTCTACACCACATAGAAGGTTTTTAGCTGGTGATGGTCAGATGGCTGATGGCGTATACAATCCTTTCACTCGATACGGATATATGTCGCCCGCA